TCGGGCGACATCTCCACCAACTTCGAGTGGTACATCAAGTTCGACGACGGCACCATCGCCACAGTGTACGACTACAACATGCTCACGCCAAGCTTCGTTGCCATGGATTGGCACGTCGGAGGCAGAGACGGGCACGCTGCTACACTGGTGGCCTTGGCCATCCTGCGGGCAGCCTGATGCCCATCTATGAGTTCAAGTGTGAGGGATGCGACGACCGCTTTGAGGTGCTCGTGTCCTCTCACCGGACCAAGGTGTGTTGCCCAAACTGCGGGCACGACCGATGCACAAAACTTATCAGCACCTCGTCCTTCATTCTGAAGGGTGGAGGCTGGTATTCAGACGGCTACCAAAAGTCGAAGGGGGGAGAATGAAGTGCCCAGTATGCGGTTCGAGCAAGAACAAGGTGATCGATTCAATCAAGACCTACGTCCCTGACGCGGGGAAGAAGAGCTACATCCTAGCCCGGATTGTCCGAGGCATGCGGATGAAGGACGTGGGCGAACTTGCTCGCGAGGGAGGCGTCGGCAGGCGTCGTCACTGCCAGCACTGCAACGCCTACTTCATTACGCACGAGTCGATGGTGCAAATCATGAGAGCAAGACCGTGAAGATAGAATGCTACGGCTGGGTGTCGCTAGATGAGATACGGGGTCTCATGGCCTCCATGTCCCTTGAGCTTGAAGACGAACCCGACCAGACGGACGCTGTGCTGTACGCCATCGTCGGAGACATGTTCGACCTCGACATGCACATCGAAGGCGACATGCTTACTATCACGGGCCACAAACATGACATCTGGTCATGGCTGTCCTTCTCCATGTGGTACTCGGTGGAAGCCCCATGACTCTTCACCCTTGGGTGCTCGACGGCTTCCTGACCGAGTACCAGAACGAGGGCTGGGACTTCATGCGCGACCGGGACACTGTCCTCTGGTGGGCGTGCGGCTCCGGCAAAACCTTGGCCGCACTTCTCTGGGCGTCGTCTCAAGAGGAGCCCGGCAGGACTCTGGTCATCACCCGCGCTCCCGCTCGACGACAGTGGCAGCGCGAGGTGTCGCACTACACAACGGGCCAAGCCGTAGTGGGCGAAGGCCGGACGCCTCTGCCTTTCAAAGAACTACGGCACGCCGACATCCTCATCCTGTCATGGGAGACCATGCCCTACTGGATTGACGCCATCGACGAATGGCGCAGAGTGTATGGATGTTTGTACGTTGTCTACGATGAGCTACACAAAGGCAAGTCGTGGAAGCGGAAGAAGAAGTACCTCGCACCAGATGGTCAAGCCCGGTACATGTCCGCCGACAACCGAGCATCCGCCGCGTGTGCCATCTCGCGCATGGCGCGTCGTCGCCTCGGCCTCACCGCGACCCTGATACGCGACAGGGTGTCCGACCTTTGGGCGCAGATAGATTTGGTATCGCCTGATTACTTTGGTTCAAACTGGGATTTCATCCACAGGTACTGCGATGCGAAGAAGAGTCCGTTCGGTGGCCTCGACACCAGCGGCAGGTCCAACGTGCCTGAGTTGAAGGAGAAGCTGAAACGCATCGTGCATGTGGTCTCTCGCGAGGAGATGGCCCGCAACCTCCCGCCCAAGCGACGGCAGCTAGTGTACCTGTCGAAGTCAGACCAGACCAGACCGGCAGGCTTTGCCGAGGACATGAAGAGGGCAGCACGGCAAGGCAGGCAGGCCCTGTTTGAGATGAAGCTACTCGAAGCCGCGAGCCGCAAGCGCAACTGGATAGCCGAGTCCGCAGCGGACGCGCTCGACGCAGGCCAGAAGGTGTGTGTCCTGACAGGCCGCAGGAAGGACTGTGAGGCGCTCGCCAAGCTAATCGGGAAGAAGGCCAAGGGTCTGCCGGTGTGGAGCGGACACGGGGGCGACAGCACNCAATACAGGGATGGNATCGTCAAGGAGTACGCGGCTCACGACGGAGGCGGCGCATTCGTAGGAACAACCGACGCTTTCGGCGAAGCCATTGACGGATTGCAGAACACGGACCTCGTGATATTCGGCCTTCTACCTTGGACACCGGGGCAAGTCACTCAAGCTGAGGGACGGTTCAGTAGGCACGGGTCGAAGCGTTCGGTGCTCATCATGTACACAGTGGCGCAGGGCACGGTCGATGAGCATGTCGCTGACATCCTGCTCAACAAGCTTCAGTCGGTGGAGGCTGTGCTCGACGACAAGGAGTCTGGTGAGGTCGCGGGAACTCTTGCCGGGGATGGGGATGAGGACGAAATCATAGCTTCAATCTTGAATATGTGCTCTTGACATTTCCTTGACATTAAAAGAATAGACCAAATGTAGTGGCGAAACTACTATGGTATTGTCAGCAACGACGCTGATGTAACCATTCACCGGCCCCTTCGGGGGCCACAACCATGAGGGACAAATGATTATCAATATGGCAATGTCAAAAGACATCGCAGTGAATGTAGTCGGCCTATGCTTGGCGGACAGCCCGGAAACAACAAGGCTCGCACACATCGTATCTCTCGTCCTTGGGGGCGACTGGGACTTGGCGGAGCAACTGATTGGCGCTGCTCTTATGGCGGATGTGCTCACCCGCACCGAGCGTGAGGAAGCCATGGACGTCAAGTGGGTCTACGGTGTTGGCGAAAAGTGTGAAGCGTTCTGCGAGAAAGCAGCGGCTGAGTACATCCTTCGCAACGTGGAGTACGCATCATGAAGTACATGAACTACGACTGCTCGACGTGCGGCACAGGGTTTCAGCACGAGCTTCAGACTTACGGGACCGGGTGCTCGTGCGACCTCTGCGGGGGTGAGCTTGAGGCTGACCCTTCCTTCAGCATCCTTTACCTCACGGACTTAGATGTTTTTGTTGCGTTTCCTCGTACATCAGTTAAACCCCTCATGACCAAAGAAGGAGGACACCATGAGTAAGCTGCCGTTTGTCTTCGGCATCATCTACGCCGCGCCCAAGAAGGGCAAGACCCTTGGNATGATNAAGTCGTTCCCCAACGACGCGCTCTACATCGGGCCAGTCGGTGGGACATCTTGTGCNGAGTACATCGGCTACGAGCCCGAGACGTGGACCGTCAAGCCGGACACGCGAGTGACCAAGCTGATTGACGTGATCAACCGGGCGTCCGCATCGGGCAAGTTCAAGGCGATCATCGTCGATGACTTCAGCCTTATCGCTGACTCCGAGCTTCACCACATCCAGAGCGTGCCGCGCAACGCAGGGTTCAAAGCGTTCGATGTTCTGAACAAGACCATGTACAGGCTGCGGGATGCAGCGCGCAACGCGAACTGCCATGTCTTCCTACTCATGCACGAGACGGCTCCTCGCGAGGTTAGCCGTGACAACCACATGGTCTTCATCCCCGGACACCCGTCCATCACTGGGTGGAAGCTGCCCGAGAAGATTCCCGCGATGGCAGACTTCGTGGTCCGCATCAAGCACGAGCCCGATGCGCTGAGTCAATGGCCCTACGTTTATCAGGCCGCGACGGACCCTAGCTACATCACNGGCAGTCGCTTCGCGATGATGCCTGATTACTCACCCACGAACATCCGCGAGGTCATGCTGGCCACTGGGTACGAACTGCCCCGACCCGAGGGNATGGAGTGGATGGACGACCTCGCCGACACTGTGGCTGACAGNCTCATCGAGTACGGCGGCAAGGACAAGCGCGCTGTTAAGAAGTGGCTTGTCAAGAACGGGCCAGAGATGGCGCTCGCTTATGAGGGCAAAGACCCTCGACACATTCGCTGGGCAGTCAGCGATGGCATTGATCGCGCGGTGATTCGCCGCCATAAAACCAACATGTTGGACGAGTTCTTCGCCAACTTTTAGACGAGAGGGAGAGTGAGATGGCTGTTATCTTTAGAGCCAAGACAGACGATATGACCGGCGGGAAGCTGGAGACCAGTGGTATCTACCAAGTTGAGGTACGCAAGCTGACCCCCGAGGTTAGCAAGAGCGGCAACAACATGATGGCTTGGATGGCCTCGGTGACCGAGGGTTCGGAGAAGAGCAAGGTGTGCTATGGTCGCATCTTGATCCCGACTCCTGACATTCAGTGGCCACGTCAACGGTGGATGCGCATGCTGGAGTCGTTCGGCTTCAGCGGAGAGGAGGCACGGCAGATTATGAACGAGGGCTTGGACGACGAGAAGCACGTCATCGGGCAGCAGGGATGGATTGAGTTCACCCCTCCGATTGGTGAAGGGTCGTTCGCGGAAGCGGAATGGATTACCGAGGCGCAAGCTGTGTCTCGCATTCAGATTGCAGCCGAGGCTCGCGTGGCTAGGGCAGAACTAACGCCCGCCGACGATTTGCCGTTTTAAAACTTTGGGGCACCTTAATCTCTACGGTGGTGTGTCCTTCACGCCGTAGAGTAGGAGGCTGGTTACCTTCCGTGGGGTGTCCCATTTATCTCAAGCAGGGGTCTTCTGACTTTCAATCCTACTCTCCTTGGTGGGTTTGGAAGGAAGCGGTCTACACGCGAAGGCCTCTGCTTTTGGAGAGACTATGGAGCCCAAGTTTTACAAGCCGTGCGCGAAAGCTAAAGCTGCGCTTGAGAGGCTGATGAAGACTTGGGATGTTGAACGGAAGGACTGCACGCTAACAGAGAAGGCGGGCTTCACCATGCTAAAGCGCAGGGGGCTGGTGACTAACAATAGAGGGACGTACATGCGCCCACCCTTCGACACGCTGGAAGAGCTAGACGTCTGGATCGACTGGCTTGAAGACACACTTGACATACACAAGGGAACCTAGCATGGGCTTCGACAAAGCAAAATGCAACAACTGCCCCCTACGAAAATACTGGCAGTCTGAGGGGCGGTGGCAGCGAGTGGACTTCTTGCACAACGACTCCGCTGTTCTGGTTCTGGGGGACGCACCATCGAAGCAGTCGTCTGCATTGAGCAGAGCATGGGCAGACGAGCACGGCGTGGCTATGAAGGATGCGCTGGAGTCTGCTAGAGTCAAGCCCCACAACGTGGACTACGGGTACGTCGTCGGCTGTCGGTGGCCGAAGGACAATCCCAAGATGTTCTTGCAGGTTCTCAAAAAGCGAAACCGCAGGCTCAAGTCCCAAGGCAGGCCGCTTGAGATGTCTCCCATCGAGGCGTGTCGCGGGCACTTGGAGGAGGAGCTATCCCGATATGATACCGTCATCACCTGTGGCCCGCTTGCGGCTAAGGCTGTACTGCCCGGCAACCCGTCGCTGGACGCCGTCAGAGGTGGCCCTACGGTCGTCGGTGAGCTTCGGGTACTACCTACCTACCATCCGTACCAACTCAACGCACAGCCCCATTTGACGCCCGTATTGCACAGCGATGTGCAGAAGGCCATTCGGCACCACCGTGGACGCCTGCGTTGGGAAGATCCTCTCGTCCACTACAACCCGCCGCCGAATCTCGTGGAGCACTTTTTTAAGCGGGCCAAAGAGAATGACTGGCTTCTCTCCTACGACGTGGAGACTGACGGAATCGACGCCCTTAATGCTGGGCTGAGGTGCATAGGCATAGGCACCGAGAACGAAGTTCTAATGCTGGGTTTCCTCAGCATCGACGGAGTTTCAAGATTCTACTCGCCAGAGGATGAGGAAGAGATTAAACGCCTGCTCCGTGAGGTGTTTGATGAGCAATCTAAGGTTCGGATTTGTGGTCACAATGCAGGTTACTTTGATCGGCTTGTTGT